AATAAACTCGACTTCATGCCGATTTCCAAACGTAAATGTACCCGACGCCGACGAGGCCAAGACAGTCGGGTTTCCGCTACCACTGGTCGAAACTATTTGCAGCGAGCCGTCCGCCCCTAGAACCAAAGTAATAGCTGCGGTTAATCCGAGATTAGACCCGATCGAATATAGGCCAGTTCCGCCGCTTCCAAAGGCGGTTACGTCAAACCCGGCTCCCAGGATAAGCCCGTTTCCATTGATGTTGATGGCGACGTTAGGAAGGTATACGCCTTCCGTGTTTCCGTTGCAGTGAATCGTGTTGATGCCCTGCGGGCCGTCACCCGAGCCAACCGTTGGCGAGCCGAAAATACTTGCGTACGCGCCAGGCAGCGATGCCGTGACGATGTTATTGCAACTATAGTTAAACAGCGCTGCCATGTGCGTTCTCCTTTTTAGCTCGGAACTGCCTTGACGTCGACGCTGCCGTCAACCGTCTCAGTGAACGTGTAGGTGTTCCCGAGAATGTCGCCGGTTTGGGACTTGCTGTAATTGCCGCTTAGGCTCAAGTCTCCGCCGACTCCGGTTAGGATGCCAATGAGGAAATCGAGGACCTTCTGCAAGATCGGCGAGATCGTCGGTCTGATTTTCTGGAGCGTGGCGACGGTCGTCGCAACTTCGGGGGTTTGTGGAACTGGTGCCATGGTTAGGAGCCTCCTATTAGACGGCGCGCGGGCGCCTGGATTGGCGCCAGCGTTGTGGTAGTTACGTTGTCTCCGGTCTTGACGCCTTGCGAATTTACGGCGATTGCGTCGTCGGTGAGCTTATTGACGGGCTGCAGGGATTGAACGATGAGCCCGGCGACGAGAACCACGATGCCGGTCGAGCCGAAGGCCGCGTTGAAAATGGTCGCCTGCTTTGGGAAAAAAAGGCTAAGGAGTGGGCCGAGTCCGATGAGCGCCCCGCCTGCTATTTTGGCAAGGAGCGCGGGTAAGCTAATCTTCATTTGAGGTATCCTTTCGCAAAGTGACCGAGTGCCTCAGAGAACGTGTTGACGAGTTTATAGTTGTGAACCATGTTTAGAAACACCGAGATGACGCCGGTTGCAATGAGCGGCAGGCCGATCTTAATAAAGATAGATTCGAGCCGCCGCATATCCGCGAGGTTTTGAAGGAGACCGTCGACCCATATATTGCTATCGTCATTCATGAATCCAAAGAGGGTGTGATCGACGCGGCTATGCCATTTCCGATCGTATTTCGCAGCAACTGGAACGTCATATTCATCCGACATTGATCGGTTTCTCAGGCTTGCGGATGCCCGCACGCCACACCGTTACCGGAAACCGCGGGAAGGCTACTGCGATAACCATATAGCCAAGTATTGTTAGTGACAATGGTAGTCCGCCGCTGCCGTACCGCTTGCGGTCGCAGCGCCTTGCATTTTAACGCTCATCGTCGTACCGGAAACGTTGACCTCCAGCGGCAAGAGAAGCGCCGCCGTGACGGTCGTGGCCGTCCCGTCGTATGCCGCAATGCATACCATTCCAGAAATAACCGTTGCGGTAGCTGTGCATGTGAGGGCTGAAAGTGTACAGCTAACCTGTCCTTTGTTTTGCGACGCCGCAAAGGAAACGGGGCATTGGTCAGACCCGCTTGGCTGCGATACTTTAATTCCTTGCCCTCCCTGCCCTACCCACGCGCAGTTGTCAAATTCCGTTGACGCCTGGTAAAAGATAAAGCCTCCGCTGCCGGCATCGTTCGCCTCGAGAACCGAGTTGCGCGCAACCATATTGCCACTATGGTCGCCCCAAAATTCCTCGCTTCCAGCCGGATTGCAATCGAATGCGAATACGTCCCCCAGGACGCCAAGGTCGGAGCCCTGAGTTCCCCAAAATACGGTTCCGTTATTGCATTGGCCAGATAGCGTAGAGAGTTGTAACGCCTGCGGCACATAGGTCGCCGCGGCGCTCGGTGTCGGCCCGATAACGAGCCCCTTTGTGAGCCACACGTACCCAACATTTGCGCTGCTCGTTGGACTTGGCTGAGGTACGATTCCACCTCCGCCGCCAGCAGAGGCCCAAGATGGGTTGGCGGCAGCGCCTCCGCTCTCGAGAAACTGCCCAGCTGTCCCGGGCGCAAGCGCAAGCCATGCCGACGCTCCGCGATAGAGAACTTCCCCTTGGGTGCTACCGTAAATCGAATCGAATAATGCGCTTACACCGACTGGCGCGGGGGTCGCCGAAACTCCGCTGATATTCCCCATGACGGTGTCATTTGGTATTGGGCTCGGCGTCACTGGAGTTCCGCCGGGTCCAGCGTAATTCGGGCCGCAAACAGCTAGGCCGCTCGAATCGGTATAGCACCCGCTTGGAAGCGGCGAAGCGCCGATAGCAACGAGCCGAAAAGGTCCGAGAACGCTCACCAGCGTCACTAAGAGCGCGAGCCCGATGAGGCCGGTAAAAAGACGTTTCATCTAAGGGTATCCTCCGCCGTATTGAGTATTGCGACGCCACCGCGATCCGGTGTAACGCGATCGATTCGTCTGCAGGTTTATTCGGTCGTAAGACCGATAGCTCTTGGCCCAAAAAAGCATCTTGTTCGTTTGGTCGCGGTACTGCTCGGCCGCCCAATCTCGCGTGCGTGAGTTGGCCGAGTCGTCGGCGGCCAGCATTCGGTCTACGAGCCCAGCGACGAGCAGGTTGAGAAAGTTGTTTGGAAACCAAATACGCTGTCCGACGTTCGTGAGGCAGCGCGGTTGTGCCGTCGCCGCGTTCCAAGTGTACGGGCCGACGTAGGCGTCACTGATGCACATATCGACCACGAGGTTCGGAATCGGATTCCCGTGCGTATCGAGTTGCGCCGAGGCGTTCGGAGGCGGAACGATGATGAGGTCGCCGCCGTGAATCGCGTACTTTCCACGATTGCAGCCTGGCGACCAAGGAGCCGTGAACGATACGAGGTTCGAGTAGTTCGGCATCGGAAAGGTCGTCGGCGGCGCCACCGTCCACGATGGAACGAACATTCCCGCGTTCGCGGTCGGGCCGTCGCTGTTGGCGTTCGGAGTACCGAACCCGGTCGAATCGTAGTACCCGATCTGCTGGCCCTGCAGCGTCTCAATATCGGTCTTCGTAAGAAGCGCGCCGTTGAGCCATACGCATCCGGTGCCGTCATCGATCGGGGTCTCGGGAAGCAAATACGCTCCCTGCCCGGCGATCGTCGACGTACTAATGCGCGCGAACGGGAACTTGATATTCGAAATAACGTCGAGGCAAACGAGGTCGAGTTGCCCCAGGAGCGCATCGTTCGAATAGGTCCCCGGTTCAGGGTCCTTCGCCAGCGTTCGGGCCGGTTTAATTATTTGAGCCACAAGCACGGGCTATTGCCCCAGGTCTGCGGGTGTCTCCAGCGCCGTATAAACGATGACGTTTCCCGCTTCGAGCGGTTGGAGCCACGCTGCGAGCTCGCGCCAATCGGCGTTGAGCATCCGCGTACAGCCGAAGGTGCGATAGAGACCCTGGTTGTCTGCCAGCGGGTCGGGAGCGTTACTCCCTCCGCAGTGAATCATTATGCCGGAGCGATCGTACTGCGACAACTGCGCGAGCGGCGCCTCGAGTCCGCCGATGACGGCCGTTAGGCCATTGACCGTCGCGTATCCGCCTTGAACGAGCTTTGCGAGAGTGCCGGCGTCGACGTCGAGCACCGGGATTTGCCCATAGCCTTCGCTGTCGATCGGCGTGTCAAATACGTCAACGGGACCGAGAATGTAGTGCCCAATCGGCATCCAACATGAAAAACCCCACGGCGGTAATGGATCGCCGCCGTCTCCCACCCCATGGTTCCCCCACGCATCTGTTCCGCACTCAAAATACTTCCATAGTGACCCGTCGCGCGTGAAAACCTTCAGCGTGTTTTGGCTACGGGGCGCTACGAGGTGGATCATTGCGTCTTCTTTGGAACGTAGTGGGCGTGCGACTTTAGAACCGGGTGATCGCGCTTAGGTAAGCCGCAATATCCCGGAGAAGGCTCATCGTCGTAGACGAAAGCGCAACCCTTCATTACTTCTTCTTGCGACTCTTTTTCATGCCGGCCATCTTGCCACCCATGGCCTTTTTCATCGCCGGTTGCGACTTGCGCGCGCCGGGAGCCTTGGTCGCCCCGAACGGCATCTTCTTCGATCCGCCCTTCTTGCGCGACGTCTTCTTCATGCCGCCCTTCTTCATGCCGCCTTTGCGGCCGCCGAACTTGACGCCACGCGCGGACTTTCCGCCGGCGGGCTTGTGCGCTTTGGGCATCGAGGGCTTCTTGGTTTTCTTGGTTGCGGCCACTTTTGAACTCCTTGTCGTAAACACTTACGGGATACGGGTGCAGGTGATCGCTATGTCGCCGGTCGCCGAGGCTGCCGTTGCGACGACGCGGACCGCGACCCACGGTTCGGGCGAGAAGGCCGTGACGCCGAACGCAACGATCGGGTTCGTCCAAGTTGGAGTTGTCTCGCTTTGCGGAAGCGCGATCTCGACCCACGACGTATCGGGAAGCGTGAACCCTGCGGGGCACGCAACGGGATCGACGACCGGGTCCTGGTTCATTATGTAAGCGCGGTAGTCGTGCGTTCCGTAGCACGCAACGCTCCACCCCGAAAGCGGGTCCGTGGTTCCCGCTTGCGCTAAAATCTGAAAGCTCGTCTTCGAGAAGAAGGCCGCTTCCCACAGCAGCGGGCCGTGCAATATGGCCGAATCGTAAACAGCCGAAGACGCCGCAGCGGCCTTCAGCAGAATCTTGATCGCGTAATTTAAGCCAGCGCCGGAACCGGCCATTACTTAAACCCCTCTATGTACCGAGCACACGAGTCTACTAACTCAGGTCGCGTTTCGAGGAATCCCACTGTTGTATTACAGCGATCACAGAGAAGCGCACGGACCTTTCCGCTTTCGTGATTATGATCTACAACTAGCGGCCTGTCTCCGGGAAGCACCGAGCACACAGCGCAGCGCCCGTTTTGGGAGGCGAGCATTTCGTCATACTGGCTAATCGTCATGCCAAAAGTGCGCCGTAGGTGACCGTTACGCGCTACGGTTTTTCGTGACTCTCGGGTGCGACGGTGCCATTCCCTAGCCTGGGCTAAATGCTTGTTCCAAACTTCGGGGTCGGCGCGGTATCGACGCATCTGTTCCGCGTTTCGAGACTGCCTGGCGGCCTCTTTAGATTCCTTGCCGCCCATTTTGTTTGTCCAAAAAGATTCATAGCAACGGCGATTGCAGTACGCCCTGCGGCTAGATTTGGTTTCGGCCTCAAACGTTTCACCGCAACCTCGGCATTCTCGGCGGTACACAACAGTTTCACTACCTGGATCAGTCCTAGTTTGCCTTCGGGCGTACATAGTGGCCCGGCGACACACGACAGAGCAGTAAGTTATCCGGTTACTAGACGGTTCGAACGAGTTGCCGCATCCAGGGCATTTACTGGCGGGTTGAACAACTGTCATCGGTATTACCTTCGACAGAGTTCACCAGGTTACCGTCGGCAGCGGCCGCGTTGGATTCCCGATAAACTTGTCGAGCACTTGGATGAGCAGCGTCACGACCAGGCCCGTAATGTCGCCGGTGCTGCCGGTCGTAACCGCGCGCAGCGACAGGATCGTTCCGGGGCAGTAAACCGTATCCCATTCGGTCGTCGGGAAAACTTGCGAACCGCCGGCGGTCGTACCCGCGGACGGGCTCGTGAAAAACACGGGTCCGATGCCAATGTCGGTTCCGAAGAGGCAGGTTCCGGGTGCGGCGTACTGCGCCGGATAACCGGCCCAACCCGAGTTGTCGCCAGGTCCTGTCGTCTGCGCGATGCCCGGCGTATAGGTTACACCGTAGCCTTTGCCGGCGCCGAGGGGCGAACCGTTCGCCATCGCGGCGTTCGGATAGCCGGTTCCCGCGATGATCGCCGGGTTGTAATCGCCGGCCGATTCGACCACGATGTTGAGCGTCTCGGTTCCGTTGAAAAGATCGGCGGTCGCAAAGCCGATCGCGACCTTTGGAATCTTGCAATACTGCGGCAGGATGATCGATCCGGATACCGCGGAGCCAGTAAGACCGGCACCAAGCACGCCGTCGACCACCATCGGGACGGTCGCAAGCTGGCCGAAGCCCCATGCCTTGACCGCACCGTGCGCTTTTGCGTTGATGTACGCGCCGATGTTGCCCGGAGCGTTTTGGTACGGGTTCTGCGGACCGGCGGCCGTGCCATATTGGCCCGTGTTGGCAGGTCCGGTCGGCGGAATGTTTACTACTGGATTCGCCAAGGCGCCCCCTAGACCGAGTACGGACCGGCGCCGGCGCTTGCGTTTATGCCGCGCCAGTCGCGCGCCATCCACAAGGCTCGGAACCGAATCGCGATGTTCCACGAAAGCGTTGCCGGTTCGAACCAGGCCCGCATGTGATTGCGGAACTGGAAGCTCGCGATGAGCGACTGGCCGCTCTTAGGATCGACGCCCTGCGGCGCCGACGAGAGATACCAGGCATACGGGTTCGTGAGGTACTGATCCGCGACGACTTCCTGGATGCCGTACTGGACGTTCGTCCGATTGTCCGACGTCATCGGAGCGCTTACCGATCCGACGATTTCCTTGAGGACCTTCTCGATGAACGGGTGCCCGACGACGTAGACCGGGATGCGGTTGGACGGCAGGCCGCGATCGGAGCGCAGCAAGCTCATGTTGAGCAGCGCGTCTTGGATCGCTTCGGCCGTCGGCGCGACGTTGCCGATGAGGTTCGAGTAGGTCTGATTGATCGCCGAGACCGGACCGTTCGGCCCTGGAACCGGCGCGAGTAAATGGTTTGCCGAGAAGAGCGGCTGTCCGTCGTACAGTGGGAACGACGGATCGAACCCAAAGTTGATTACGGAGTGAATGTAGGTGTCTTCCGTGACCCGCTCCGAGTCGACGAGCATCGGCGCGGCCTTGCCCATCATGTCGTACGGATCTTCGTACTGCGCTTCGTGCGAAATTGACGTCATCAACGCGAACGTCTGGAACTCGCCGTGCGACGGTACGAGCTCGAGCGGCACGTCGTAGGCCGGAACTTCGCCTTCTGCCTTCGGTTGGAGCAGACCGAGCTCGGCGAACTGGCCGAACTCTACGAAAGATTGGTTGACCGGGGGCTCGGCCATCGCGAAGAGCTTAGGCCAAAACGGCGGCTCCTCGAGCGATCGGTTCGAGACGATCTGAGCGATCCGGTGGGCCTGGGCAACCTTCGAGGATTTAGTTTGCCACTGGCCGGTTCCGTAGTTTCCGCCCGCCATTTTATGCTAACCCCGCTATGAAGATGCCCGTGACAGGCTGGTAGACGTTACCGGGCTGCACCCCGCTTGGATTGTACGGACCTGCCAAACCTCCGTAGGGACGCTGGATCGAAAAGATTCCGTTACTCTGCGTCGTGTCCAGATAGAAGACGCCGTAGGTCGTCGAGTAGACGATTCCGGCCGTGCCTGTCTGATACGCCCACGGCTGCAAGAGCGAGATCGTGACCGGGACGTTTTGCAGTTTGACCACCGCGGCCATGTACTGCTCGAGCAACGCCTGGTTGCCCGAAAGTGATTGGTCGACGCCGAAGAGCGCGCGCCAGTTGTACCCGGCGGCGAGAATGTCGCCCTCACGCTGCGCGTAACCGCTGCCGGCATCGTTGGCCGCGTAGCCGACGATTCCCGAAGACGGGTCGTTTATTGACCGGTTGACTCCGGTGTTGTTCGTGAGCGGGTAGGCCGGAATCGTTGCGGCTGAACCGAGCGCCGTCGTCGCGACCTGGAGCCACTGCTGGCCCGGAAGCGTTCCGACGTAGAGCGCAAAGTGTGTTGCCGCGGCCGGATAGTTGCCGTCGGCCAGGACTTCGACCGTTGCGTTATATCCCGCCGGGTTGACGATCGGGCCGATCTCGTAGGGCTGCGACTCGATCACGCCCACGCCGCCGGTTCCGATTAAGGTGTACCAGGCGTAGAGCGTATGCGCCGGGTTTGCGGCGCTTGCCGAACCGGCTTGCACGACCGTCGGCGCCGAGGTCGGCTGAAAAGTTGCGAGCGAGCCCGCGGGCGTCGGGTAGGTCATGTTGCCGGTCGTGTAAACCTGAAGAAAATCTCCGGCGCTAAAGATAGCTCCGGGTTGTTCCGGGTAAATCGTGTACGGCTGATACTCGCCACCCTGTACGAGTCCAAGCGCGGGGCGGATAGGATTCAACGTAATTCCCATTGGAACCAAATAAAGCATCTAGCGAGCAGCGGTCGAGAGCCTCGCGTAGCGCGGTAGGGGTAAAAAAGAAAAAGCCCGGCCTTTTTTAAGCCGAGCTTTTCCCCTCACGATAAACGGGTGTGTCTATCGGCCGCCTTTCGCCGCGTCCGCAAACGGCGCCCCTGGTCCGATCGGATTTCTAATCTCCTGAGCGACGGTTTGATTGTCGCCCTCCTCGACGCCGAGCGACGACCCATGAACGCGCATGCCGCGGTTGCGAGCCGCAAAGTCTTCGGCGTCCTGTTTGAACCCTGGCTCGAGACCTTGAAGCCGAGAAAACGCCTCGTCGACCGCGGCGTCGTACCATTCATACGCCCAACGCGGAGCGACTTCGAAGAGCGCCATATCGCCGACCGCTACCAGGCCGACCATCTGCGGGTCGCCCGATTCGTCCTTACTGCCCGACCCCCCGTATTCGTAACACCACATGCGAAGCTCGGATGCCTCGTCGACTTCGCTCATTTCCACCGGGCGCAAACAGCCGCGGCCGACGAGCGCCTCGGTTGAATGCTTTGGATCTTCGCGCGGCCGCCAAACGTACTTGCAGCGCTCGTCCGGATGAAGCAAAAGCTCTTCGGGCCGGTTCATTACGAAGGTCTGGACCTGCACCGAGTGCTTGAATCCGCGCCACGGGCGGCCGTCGATGACGACACCGGCCGGCAGCACAACGCCGCTACCTTCCTTGAGGAGCTTTCTCCCGGCGTAGCGTTGATACGTTCGATAGTTGGCGTCGTTCAGCCGCATATCCGGCCGTTCGATTGGCCGGCGCGCGTTTTGATTAAACTCTGTCGTCATCTATTATCCTCCGAATCCGACGGCTTCGCCAAAGCGGACCGATTCGCGCGTGAGCGCTCGCACCGTCGGGTTGCCGGTCATGCCGTGTTCGATCTCCCAAACCTGCCGGCGGAAGCGCTTTTCGCCTTCTTCTCCTGCGAAGAGGCGCGGCGACGCTGCGCGGAGGTCTTTTTTCTGCTGGTCGGTCATCTTGATTACGACGCGCCCAACGCCGGGTGCGCCAGGTCGAGCGCCTGCGCCGCGAGCAACGCCTGGAGACGGAGCCGCTTTCGTGACCGCCTTGCGAGAGTACGCGCGGCCCGTTGCGCGTTCCCACTGTTCGTCGAACCACGCCGTTCGATCGGCTTGGTTCATGCTCGCGAGCTCGGCCACGTTGTACCCGCTGAGAATCTCTTTGAAATACGGCTTGATCGCTTTTCCGTACTTCTCTTTGGGGTCGTCGAGCCGATCTTCCAGGTAATCGTTGACGAAAACCCTACCCGCGGACTGTAGCGCCGACTGACCTTCGGACGACTGCGCCATGCGCGCCGTCGCACGCTTGTCGCCGATATTGACCGCCGCAGCGATTAGCTTGGCGATCCCGCCCGGTTCGGTGAGCGCTTTGTCCGTGAGCCGCTGCGCTTGCTCTTCACTGAGAACGAAGGGCTGCAACTCGGCCGGCACGCGGCGATCTTGCTCTCGCGGTTGCGCCGCCGGTTGCTCTTGACGAAGCCCTTGAAAGATTTCGCGAAGCTCCGCGACGACGGCGCTACGATCTTCGGTTTCGCGAACTGGCGCAACCGGGGCACGGCCCGCGCGTTCACGGGTCCGCTCGGCGCGCTCCTCGTCTGTGAGGAGGTCATCGGGCATTTCCTCGGCTTCATCGTCGGGCTCGCCGCCTTCCGGTGCGCCGCCTTCCGGTATTTCCTGCTCGTCGAGTGTCGTTTCGTCGAGCTCTTCCTCTTCGTCGCCGCCAACCGGCGTTAAGTCTTGACTCATTGAGGGGTCCTTTCTATTTGAATAGCGCCGTTACTTGCGGCGGCACTTCTTTATTGGCTCGACGGTAGACGGCGAGCACGATGTTTTTTAGGACCTTCAGAGATCCTCGCGCGAACGATTGCTCTTTCTCGGACTTGGTATCGTCGAAAATAACGCCACGGGCGGCTTCGGCTTCACGCGCCGCGTCTTTGAGAAAGTCTCCAAACCCTGGATGTTCGAGTACGTCGGCCGCAGCCGCCGAGTCGCGCCGCTCGCGCTCTTGCGCGGTCATGCCGCCGCCAGCAATGGCCGTCATCCCGCACCTGCTGCGGCGGGTTGTGGCGCACCGTTCTGCGACGGCTGTCCGTTCTGCCCCGGTTGCCCCGGTGGCTGTTGACCCGGCGGCGGTTCGAAGAGCTTGGCAATATCGTCGGGTCCGAGAAGCGACATGCCGGCTTGCGGACGGCCGCGGTTGTAGCGCGTCGCGATCTCGCCGTACGCCTGTTGCTTCTCGATTGCGGACTTCTCTTGGCCCTGTTTCTCTTGCTCTTGCTGCATCTTCGTAACGTCGTCGGGCGTGCCGAAGATTCCGTCGAGCCCGCCAATTCCAAACTTGCTCGCGATCGCGCGCTCGAAGTTGTAACGGTGCATGAGGTTTCCTTGGATGAACGGCGAGTCTTCGAACGTCTTTTTGAACCCGAGCATTTCCTCGAGTTGCGCCTGCTTGTCGAGCGGATCGTCTTCGCCCGAGACGGACCGCTTGTACGGAAGCTGCATCATCTGTTTAGTGAGCGGCTTCGCGCCTTGCGGCGGGTTGCGTTCCGTTCCGTCGAGATTGAAACCGTACTGTAATCTCAGGCTCCAGAGCGCGTCAAAAATCTGATGTGAGACGTACCGAAGCTCCATCGCAATATCGTTTGTTCCGAGGTCCGACTCGCCCGCGCGAGTCTTGACGCCAGCCGCGCTTTCGCGACTCGTCGCGGGCTGCGAAGAGCCGCCGAGCACCGAGTCGGCATCCGATCGGACCTGCTGATCTTGCTGATACGACGAGAGCGGAACTTCGGGAAGCTGCGGATAGTACAGGACGTTTTGCAACGAGCCTTGCTGCGCGTTGCCAAGAACCCACCACACACGGCCGTTGCCCCACGACATTCCCGAATCTTTGATTTGGATACTCGTATCGGTAAGGAGCGGCACTTCGAGGCGCGTCGAGACGGCATCGTTGCGTTGATTCCACGACAGCGTCGCTTCGGCTTGGAATGGCCCGATAAGTTCGGGAACGCCGAAGCCATAAGGCGAATCGGGACGCGGATACGGCGCGAAGCCGACGATCAAACGCATCGGCGCCATATCGGTATCCGGGCAGTGACCGATCATGTAACCCGAGACTTCGTGAATAAAAAGGATGTTGGGCTCTTCGATTTTGTCGCCGTCGAAATCATACTGGCGAGAGTAGGCAACCCAACAGCCGAGCGGCCCGCGATTGACAAACTCCTTGGCCGCGATCCCTTGGCCCTGTCCGACTCCCACGTCGATCTGCCCGCCCGCCGTCCAGTTGTAGACGCCCTGGAAGCGCGAGGCGTAATCGCTATATCCCTGCGGGTCGTACTCGAGCGCGCGGTTCACCCACTCTTCGTCGAGAATATCATCCTCTATCATCGCGCGCAGGTCACTCTCGTAATAGAGGTGATAGATTGCAACCGCAGCGGCCGTCTCGACGCTCGTGCTTTCGTTGGGCATAAGGAGCACGTCCTTGAGCAGGCACGGGTTAAGAACGGCGTCGTCGTACACCGTGACCGGCATCGTAACGTACTCGGGCTTGGTCGAAATCTCACCGCTCTCTTCGTCGACGGTCGGCATGCCGGTGTCGTCGGTTACGGGCGACTCGACCTTGTAACGCTGCATCCGCTCGTCTTTAACCCACGAGCATTCCATGAACGCGGTGCCGTCACGCAACGCCATGTGCAGCATTTTGTCGTGCGCCTTCTGCCACGACATATACGGTCCGCGAAGCCTGTGGAAATCGCTATTCCAGCGGACCTGCATATCGCTGGCTTGCGCCTGTGAGCTCTCGTCTTGGCCCGTGAAGAGGTAGAAATCGGGGACGAAGGTGAGCGACGCGACTTCGGTTTTCTGCTTGCGCAGCTTGGAGAAGACGAGCGGAATCGTTAGGTCGGAGGAGTCGACGTACGGATCGTCCTCGACCCCTTCGTCGCGGTTGTCTCGCTCGTAGAGCGCGTAGGCGGTTCGGAGATTGGCTTCTAGCGCAGAGCGCGTACCGATCGCGGAAATGATCGACTGCCACGCATCTGACGCGACAATGCCCCAATCTTCTTTCGATAACTTTCCGGCGCCGGCGTCTCGAACGACCTGAGACTTCGGACTCCTGGTTATCGTCCTTGTGAGTTTTTTCTTACGGGGCATAATAGGTCGCTTCTAGATGCAGCGTGTACGACTCGCCGCCGTGCTCGAGGCATCGAAATCCTAAAACTTCGGTGTCCTTGGGCCACGCTTGCGCTTCAGTAAGGAACCCGACTTGATAGTCGTGCCCCTCGACGCAGCGAACTACGCGTTTTACGGGAAGCTCAATAGGCCCCAGTTCAAACCATTCGTCATCCGCCATGCGGCGTTTAGCCGCCCTTGCCGACTACCTTGACGCCTGGCCCGAACCCCTTGCCTTTGCCTTCGCCGGGGTATTCGACGATATGCACGCCCTTGGGGAGCTCGACGGTTCCGTGGCCGCCCTTGCCTTTGCCGGTCTTCTCTTTCTGCTGGCTGAGACCGTGAACGTGCTTTACACCGCTCTTGCCGCCGCCGATCTTCTTGGCCTTGGCGTTGCTCTTCTTGGTGACTTTCGGGCGCTGTTTTATCGACGTCGCCATCTTAGTAGGGCCTCGCGGAAGAGGGTTGCGGCGGACCTTCGATGGAGATTCCGGCCTCGAGTTCGAGCGCCTCCATTACTCGGCTGAGAATCATTTCGGCGTTCCCTAGCCTCATCTGCAGGTCGGCGATACGCTGCGCGTGGGTCATTGGGCGTGGAGCTTCACCTTTATTGCTGTCGTGCATTTTAGAGCCCCATCGAGTCGCGCAGTGAGTTGCGACCGATCTTGGTCGCCTTGCGCTTCATGGTCTGCCCGGTCTTGAGACTGTCGGCGAGCGTTTGCGTTGCGGCGCCGCGACCGGGGAGCGACTTGGGACCGGTGATCCCGAGCGACGTCTGGAGCGTCTGCACGGTATTGACCCTCGCTTTGGCCTTTTGACTGACGTTAGCTGGCACTTGCGCACCCCTTTCGGGCGAGTCGGTACATAGTGAGGCGATTATACCACCTCATCCCGCCCTTTTCCGCCTTTGAAGGTACGATCTTGTCGCCGAACCTGGCCGATAGATACCCGGATCGGAACCGAACTCGAGCGTCTCGAGCCAGCGGGCGGCGTCGGCGCCGGGCGGCGGCCCCATCGCAAGGCGCGAAACCTTGTCGGCCGAGAGCCCGTGCACGTTACCGTCGGAGTCCGTCCAGGACATATCCCATTCGGGCGGGTTGGCCGTCGGTAAATCTTCCTGGTAATCGCCCTCGTCGGCCGGGACGAACGGCAGAACGTAGTGTCCCATCGCCCAGGAATCGATCGCGTCGTTTCGGATGAGCGACGGCCACTTGTCGATCTGCTGTAAAAGGTCGTAGCAATATCCGCCGTAGTGATCGACCTGACCCGGATCATCGGCCATGCGGAAGAAGCACTGGTCATTTGAGACGTAGGTCTCCATCCGCCTGATCCTTTGGTGCTTGGCGCGGTGCCCGGACTTCTCATGCTGCAGGGCCGAGAAGGGCTGCACGACGCAATCGAGCGCCTCTTTTTGGATGAACTTTCCGATCTCCACGATGAGCCAAGCGTCTCCGCCGGCCGATTCGATGACGACCCGGTTGGGCCGATAGGTTAGAAGCATTTGCTTGATGATCTCGAGCGCGCGCGACGGGAGCAGAACGCGCTCGCGAGACTCGAGCGTAAACTGCCGTCGATCGCGAGCGAATCCCGTGACCGTTAGCCCGTAGCCGCACGATCCGGTCTCGTCGGTGAGCGCCGGGTCGACGATGAGCGCGACGTAGAGCCGAACCTTCTCGCCGGCATACTGCGGGTCCAGGAGCGTGAGCGTCCGCTTGTACGGATACGAGAACTCGTATTTTCCCGAGAATTTGTGAATGTGTTGCGGCTTAAACGGTTTCTCGGCCGGATCGACCATCCGGTTATACATCCACGCATTGAAGCGCCGCACGTCGACCTTGAGGCGCATGGCCTCGAGCCGCTCTTCATCGAGATACGCCGGGAAGTAATACTCCCACGAGCCGTCCGCGACTTGCCATTTGGCCTCGAAAATATGCGTCTTCCACGGTAGGTCTTCTTCGGCAACTCCGGCGCGGCGCGCGGCTTCGTTGAGCGCCTCGACCCGTCCGTAGCAATCTATCTCCGACCACCGGGTTCCGGTTAAGAGCGTCGCGCCCCAGGACGGCATTTGCGGTTCGAACGACTCGATATAATTCCAGAGTGTCTCTTGCTCTTTGATCGAGTCGCAATTGACTTCCGTTACGAGGTCGTCTCCGTAGATATAGTCTGGATGGTTTCCCGTCGACGTACCGCTTGTTCCCATCGTAAAGACGGTTGGGTCTGCGCGAGAGACCGTGCGCCACGGAATCACGATCGCGTCTTCATTCCAGAGCTCGGCGCCAAAGTACGGATCGCCAAAAAAGTGCGTGACTCTCGGGCTGCGCAGAATGTTTTTGGCGAGTCGCAGCAATTTCCGCGATTCGTCGCGCGTTGAGCGCACAATGCCGATCGATATATCGGGGTCCTTGAGCACGCGACGCGCGATGCTCTTGGCTACGCCGTACGTCTTATTCGAGAAGCGTGGCGCCAGGAACATCGACGAGAGCGGCGAGCGGCGTTGCTTGGACATATCGGGACCGGACGAATCGAAGATCCCGAACATTTGCTTGTGCGGTTGATCGTAAATCGGCCACGGATCGGTCGCCCTCCAAAAGGCAAACGTCGAGCGGAGTATGCGCTCCGCTTTACGTTGATCCTCGGGAGAAAGGCGGTCAGGTCGCGGGAGCGGCGTGCTTCCGCGTGGGCCGCGAGGCATTAGCCCGCCGAGGCGGTCGCAGCCTTCTTGACCTTAAAGGTTCGCTGCTCGCCGTTTCCTGGAATCGGCGCGGGGGCTTCGGGTGCGTCGCGGCGGAGCTTCGTCCTTTCGGTCGGCGACATTTGCTTCATGTAGACCATAACAGCCGCGATGAAGGCAGACTCCGTGACTTGCATTTCTCTAGGGACGAACGCTCCGCCGGCGAGCTTGCACAAGGTCACGACCCCGGCGTACGGGTGGTTTCGCCGAATCGTGAAGGTTGCCATTACTAAGCTATCGCGAACTCAGTTGACGGCGCTTCGCGAACCGGAATCCCGTCTTCGAAATCGGTGGTCGTCGCGAAATAATGCGTGATGCAATCGTACGCCGCGTTTCGCGCCGCGACGACATGCGGGCGAACGTCGGGATCGTCGTACTCCGGCTCCTGCCGAATCACGCCGTCCTTAGTCTGAAGCGGGAGCAAGAGAAAGTTGATTGCGTTCTTGACCTTCGTGTCGCGCGCGTTCTGCGAGAACTGAATCGCGGCGAGATCCTTTTGCGCGTCGATGACTCTGCCTTGCGCTGCGAGCGCTGCCACGTCGGCAACCGGTCGTGGGCCGTTGTGCATTAGCTACGTCCTTCCTTTTCTTGGGGTACCCGGTGTGCCTCGTCCGGGAAAGTGAGAGGGGTTGACCTGGTAGGCATCGTCAGGCCACTTTTCGTTCTTACGGATGCGGCGCACCACTTCACCGTTGATTCCGAACTGTTTAGCCATCGCTGTGTGGCTCGCAAGTGATGCTCGCATTTCGTAAACATCGTCCCATGTTATTTTTGCGATTCGGCCGCGCCGCTTACCGGACTCAAAGTTTTCTCGATGGGTACAAATCTCTAGATGGGACGGACGGACGCATCCACGGTTATCGCATAAATGACCGACCTCAAGACCATCTGGAATCGGACCTATCGCGTCGGTATAAGCGAAGCGGTGCGCGAGCAGGTCGCGGTTGAACCTACCGTAACCGTTTGGCATACGATAGTTTCGCCATTCCCAGCAACCATCAGGAACGCGATCTACTTTAGACCAAAACCGGTCGCGGGCTGGCGTTGCGGCGAATCCCGGCACTAGCTTCTTCCGATATTCCGTTTGCGCCGGTTTGCCGCTTTTCGTTTCGGCTTGGTTTTAGTTTCGATATTGCGTCCCTGAGAATCGGCGCTCGACTTCTTGGCGGCCTTCTTCTTGCCGGCGGCCTTCTTCTTTTTGGACTTTCCGGCCGACTTGAGCGCGACGGCGACAGCCTGCTTCTGAGCGGCCTTCTTGCCCGACTTCTTCGCGGTCGCCTTATTGCGAGGACCGGCCTTGAACTCTTTGATGTTCTTGCTGATCGTCTTGCGTGACGAACCTTTTTTGAGCGGCATCTATCCCTCGTCTCCCGCCACTATGGCGTCAATGTAATCGGCGTAGGTGTCGTCGTCGTCCACCTCTTCGGGTTCGTTCTCTGGAATCCTCACGAGCGGCATGGCGCCATCGACGCTCACTGCGCCACCCTCTGAAAATTGTGACCGCGCCGCCATAGATGGTCGCAGTTCGGAAGGCACGGGTTAGACGCGCGCGATTCGGGCGTCGTACAGAGAAGACAATGCCGCTCGCCGTCGGGGCACCCGCTGATAAGTTTGCCGATCCCGGCGCCGCAAAACGTACAGGCCGTAATCGTCAGAGATTTTGTAGTGTCTTTCATGCCGTCCATTATGCGACCCATAGCCCCGAGGGAAGAAGCGTCGGCTCGGACGGTTTGGAAAACTCTTCGTCGACGCCGGATAGCATTCGCTCCGTGGAGTGAACGAATACCTCACCGAGAGCGGTCCGCAACTCTTCGAACCTTCCTTGGTCGGCGCAAACCAAGTCGCCTACCTCGACGTGCTTCGTATCGTTCACGGAGACCACTATTCCCTGATAAGAGCGCCGTTGCTTATGCGCGACAACCTCGACGCCGCCGGAGTCTCCTTCATCTAGAAGCGGGACGCAAAGAACGGCGCCAGCATAGGACGGCTTCCAAAACGCTTCCTCGCGGCATGATTCAAGCGCCGTCTCGAGTTTATCCAGCGACAGCACGTTTTCTCCCTGGAAGGTGGAGCCTCGCCGCGGCTTCATCTCGCTCGCGTTCGATCTCTTTCTCGACTTCGGTATCGGCGATAACGGCCTCCTCGATCGCCGCTCGGGCGCGGGCTTCGTCGTTCGTTGCCGCCGGACGGCCCAATGGCGTTACGCTCGCACGCGGCTTAAACTGCGAGCCCGACATTTGCACGATCCCGAGCTCCATGCAGTGAACGGCGAGGTCCGTTATCTTTTCCGGGCCGACGGCTTCAGCGATCGCGACGAGCGACTCGTGCGTCTCGAGCGAGACGGCCAAGCGCAGCGGAATCCGAATCTTCTGCTCCTGTGAGAGCTTGCGCGCCTTGGCTTTGGTCGCCGCGAGACGTTGCTCGACGGTCTGCTCCTCGACGACTGGCGGAGGTTGCGACGGAGGAGCGGCGGCGCGTTTCTTACCGCGCGTGCGCCGTGGCTTCAGGGGAGCGGCCTGCTCGGCGAGTTGGGCTTCGATCTCGGTCACCGGCAGCACGTCGCCGTTCATGCCAACCCGAGCTTCTCGTGCTGCCCTTTATACCGTTCGGCCGGGCGCGCGATACGATCGACGTCACGAAACTTCGGGTCTTCCCAATTGATCGCCCCCGATAGATAGCACTCCATGACTGTGCGGCACAAGCCGCTGATCCCGCCGCTATCGGTGAGCGCGGAGAGCAGCTTTATGGCGGCGCTGGTATTCGGAGAAAAGTGAACGTTGTGCATCACGTCGACGCGCGGCCGCGGGCCCTTCTTCCGCCGAACCTTCTCAGCCGTCGCTGTCATTAAAGCCGAGCCTTATGTTTTCGGATGAAGTCCATGAGGAAGGCGCGCGCCTCCTCGGTGTCTTCCTTGCCGAACTTTGCGTCGATAACTACATCGCCCGCAACGCTAACCGCTTTCTCTAGAAGGTCCCGAGCAACGGTCGCGTGATCGTATTCGACAGCCTTCTCGTAGCACGCGCAGCAATGGAAACTCATGTGCGCGGTTCCGACTTCCAGAGACTTATGAGAATCATCGCGCATCGTCGGAGTATGGGTGTCCGCGCGCGTTGTATCAAATGGCCCTATTCCGGTTGCCTGATCCTGCCCCTTCG